CCGCCACTTTCAAAATCTCCGTGTCGAACCCCGCCGCTTTGTACCCCTCCAGAAGTGTGCTGTAGTAGAAAGCACTTGGCCTGTTCAGCGGCTTGCCACCTAGAAGGGTGTAGGAAAAAGCCTCCACTGTTGTGCCGTTGCAGCGCACCTTGACCGTTTCCTTTCGGTACTGTTCCGGTGAGCCAATCAGGCGATCGAGTGCAGCTTCATCCTGCGTGGCAATCTCCCACAGCAGCGCGGGAACGCTGCCGCCCTTTGCTTTTTCGATCGACGCCACCGCGCAAGCATTGCCGCCGCGAAACGCAAGCCTGAAGTTCTTCAACTCCGTTACACCAATCGATTTCGCCGTCGGGCAATACTTCGCCATTTCGGTGCGGTTCAAGCCTACGCCATATGCGGCAAAGATATGGTCACTCATTATTCTCAATCCTCCGGCACTCATCCTCACCGAATACGATCCCGAGCATACTGCCGCGATCCCAATTCACATGGATCGTCCCGATATCGTCAACCATCGTAACCGTACCCCTGTCACCCTGACGCAGGTTGGTGTAAGGATCGCTCATATGAATCAGCCTCACCCGTGTTCCGGGTGGGTAATACTCCTTGATCTGTTTCAGCATCTCCGGATAAATCGTTGTCATTCCTCGTCACCCGATTCCCTCGCAGTGCGGAACGCCGCATTACCAGAAAGGTTTTTCAGCAGAATCTTCCGCGCTTCTTTGTACCCCGCGCCAATGAATCCAAGCCGGAGGAGAAAGCAGCGGAAGGCGTACTTTTCGTTTTCGACTTCCTGTTCCGTCGCGCTCACGCGCTTTTGTGTGCGCGCCAGTTCGCAAAGCCCCTGTACCAGTTGGTAGTAGGCGGCGATCTCAGCCTGATCGTCAGTCGTTCGGAACCACCCGAACTCGATCCTGTCAGAGTGTTCTGTGATCGGTAGGCTGTCCGTACCGAGCGCCTTTTTGAGCAGGGTTTCCTTGCTCGCGACCAGCCGCCGCAGGTTCTCCATGGCGGTCGGCGTCATGCCGTCTATCGGCATCTCGACCGAAAGCCGATCAAAAGCGCCCAGTCGCGACGGTGTGATTTCCTTCTTTGGCGTCTCAATTGCTTTTTGTTCAGCGGGCTTCGCTGGTTCGCCAGCCCGTTCGCCGACGAAACCGTCGCGTGCTAATTCGCGCATGAGCGTGTCCACCTCCGTCGCGTTGCATCCTTCCGGGCAGATGACGGTGCCGTTTTTGTCGACCGTGTATGCGCCCACTTGAAACGCAAAGCTCGGTGCGCCAAGGTATCGCGTCGTGTCCTGCAGTACATCCCGCATGACCGCGACCAGTGCCTTCCGTTTGTCCCCCGTAACGTTGAACTTGATCTGCATTGTGAATACCTTCCTTTCGATTTGGTAGTCACATACATCACTCTTTCGGATGTGAATATCAAGCAGACAGTCCGAAAACCGCAAAAAATGCCAAGTAAAAGTAGACTTGGGGGGGAATCGAAAGTAGATTGGGGGAATCGGACGGATAAATTGCGCTCACCATAAAAAAACACCCTGTTACAGGTGCAACGGTGCTTATTGATTTACTCAGGTTTGTATGATTTCCAGCAATCGTTGTGTTCCAAGTAGTTTCAAAGCCCTCCCGAGGTCGTAACTTAGGAAGGAAAGTGCCATCTCCGCCGAGGTTTTCAGCTTGCCTTTCATCAACAGAAAGCAGCTATCGTTCCACCATTTCACCGTACCAAAAGGATGCTCAACGATCTGATTTCGCTTCCTCAGTTTACGTTGGTTCGGATAGAAGCGGATCGTCACCCATTCGTTCCATTTGCTTTCCGCAGGGGGCGTATTTCGCGTGATAAAATCGTAATTCATCCGTTTTGTTATTTTGCCGGCTTTACAGCGATCATAAAACGTGGTGGGAATTTGCAGTTCGCCGGGTTTGAAGCCTACGACACGTCGCTGACCCATGGTGCATTTATTTTTACACTTTTTGCAAGCCGCTGCCCGATGGTACCGCCGAATCGACGAATCTTTAACTCCGCTGGGCGATCCCGGCCCAGCATAATACAGTGTCTGGCCCATTGGACAAATCACAATATCCTTCTCCAGATCGCGCTCAAAGTAAGCCTGCACTGGTTCGTCGCGCTGCACATCGATCTTTTCGCGTTCGCTACCGCCTGCGGACATCATTTCTCTCCAGCTGACTATGTCTCCCGTCTCGCGGTTTTTATATTGGTACGTACCATCAACGCGCCGACGGGTAATTTCTAGGGTGATGTCGTTACGCTTCAGTATATTCGGAATTTTACCCGCCGCCAGACATCTTTTGAGCGTTTCATGATCTTTCGCCGTGAGCATTTCGTCGGTGACGTTATCATCCGTTTTTTCATAATGAAAGACACGACAGTCACTTCCCTTGTTTGGATACGTTGTCGGTGTATCCCCATTCAGCAAGCATGCCAGAATTTTTTCATCGCAGGCATATCCTTTGTCCGCGATGCCTTCCAGCGTTTCCACACAGAGTGCTTCTTTCGCACCGTTGATGCCTTCCTCTAGAAGGTTCCAATCAACGTAATCGTTGGTAACATTGTAGTGCACAATGATGTGGTTGTTCGCCTCAACTGCTGTCTGCACGTTATAGCTCGGCTTGTACCCGTTGCGCGTTTTCATCAATCGGCATTCTGGATCTGTAACGCAAAGCTGATTGCTTTCGGTCCCCTCCATTTGCGCCATTGCGTCGTTGAGCTGACGTTTACGTTTATTTAAGTATTCCAGCGTTTCGCGAATATCCTCCTGGTTAAGCGCCTCCGGCCTTGTTTCCTTCTCATCGCTCTCGTCCAGAAGCTGCATATATTTTTCGATTCGCTCATCTGCCTGCTGAAGCATCACCTGTACGTTTTGCCTTACATAGGCCTTTTGATCCGCATTCACCGCGCGAAATTTCGACCCATCTATGACTACCGTTTCGTGGGATAATAACTTCGCTTTGTCACACAGCCTTACAAATGCCCGAAATACATTCCTGATCGCCGCCGCGTTATTCTTTCGAAAATCCGCAATGCACCGAAAGTCAGGCGCGATCTTTCGTAGCAGCCACATCAGCTCAACGTTGCGCCCAGCTTCTCTCTGAAGCCGGCGCGACGAACGGATCTTGTTGGTGTATCCATATATGTACAGCTTGAGCATGTCCCGCGGATCATACCCGGGTCGTCCCTCCACCGCGGACTCGGCTTTGAATCCCAATTCTCCCAGATCCAGCGTCTCTACAAACGCGTCGATTACGCGCACCGCATTGTCAGCGTTTACATAATCGTCCAGACATTCCGGCAGTAAGATTATCTGATCTCTGTCTTCTCCGCTGATATATGGCATCTTTCGGTGCTCCTGTGATTTTACATATATTATACCATGACCCTCATGTTTTTATGGATTTATCTCAGTTTTCGGACGGTCTGCAAGCTGTTTCCTCAAGAAACACTGCCGACTCCGACAGAATTCCTGATAAAACAAACACAACACACGGCAGCGCGACTCCGTTGCCCCAAAGCTTATACTCCGCGGCGTCGGTGTAAGGATCGTTCAACCACTTCACGATTTGCTTTTTCGTCTTTGGCTTCATTGCCGAACCAGTGATTCTACGGTGCGTTTCAAAAACGTCCTGCCACCATTCGATCTCCTGTTCAGATGGATGCTCCGTACCAAGATCCGCGCACCACCAATCGGGAAACCCCTGCAAGCGTGCGCATTCTTCGGGTGTCAATCTCCTTACCGCGTATCTTGGTTCTTCCGAGCATCTTACTGGAACAAGCATGTCGTTGGACGCATCCTGACCGTTAAAGCCGCCGGGATGCGCGCCGGGCGAGATCGTCCCGCAAACGCGCTGGTACGGTTCCACCACATACTTACTGTCTTCCACTTGCTGATTCTGCGGGAATTTATAATCACTCGCGCAAAGGCAGCCGACCCGATCGGGATAGCACACGGCATGGTGATCGGAGGTGTTGAGCGTGAAACACACATCCTCATTCACGCCGTCGCCCTGCGGACCATTGCGTTCACTTCGCCCAATCATGCTGCCCTGCAGCGCATAAGTTTGCTGCTTCATGCCCGTATTCGCAGATAACGCTCCGGCGACACCACCGAGATCACGCACCTCATCGCGCTGATTCTGTGTAAACGCGACAACCGCGATGCCGCCCTGATTACAATCCGGCCTTCCGCCGTTCGCGTCAAGCGTACGCGCGGTGGCTGCTTCGTAAAATCCGCTCTCGGGGTTATCCGATCGCATGGCATTGCTGCCATCGGAGCACACGCCGAACGCGCGGTTCATAACGAGCGGGACGTTCATCCCGCCAGTTCCCATGCGCGCCGCGAGCGTCTGAACTAGTCCGTCCTTTTCCAGCTTGCAACGTCCGTCGATCGGGTGATTCTCAATTGCGACCGCCGTTTGGTTATCGCCCATATCCGCGCGAAGGCATCCTGTGCTTTCCGGCCAGGCGTGGCCGCCCATACGCCTCAGCGCGCCGGGTTCGAATCCAACTGACGCGACAGCGCTTCTCTTAATATATCCGGCAGGTGTTTGCCCCTCGCTTGTGCGCGGCGTAAAATCCCTGCACACGCCTTCGCGCTCAAATAATATTTCTCCGGCGCGTTCGTCGACAAAACTTGCGACAAGGTAGATGCGACGGCGGCGTTGGGCGACTCCGAAGTATTGCGCGTCGACAACGCGGTATGCCACGCTCCATCCAGTTCCCAGACATACGCCGGCGTAGGCCCACTTGCCATCTGCAGGCGCAGGCACCTCGGCTCCCGGCGCGACGATCCCGACGATCGCGTCGAGCACCGCTTTGAAGTCCTGTCCTCCATTGCTGCTAAACGCGCCCGGGACGTTCTCCCAGACGATGTATTTTGGATATGCTCCATTCGTTGCTTTCCTCATTTGCCGCACGATCCGGATCGCTTCATGAAATAGGCCGGACTGCGAACCCGACAGTCCCGCGCGCTTTCCCGCAACCGACAGATCGGTGCAGGGCGAGCCGAAAGTGATGATATCGACCGGCTCAATCATCGCGCCGTCAATGCGCGACACGTCGCCCAGATGTCGGATGCGCGGCATCCGCTTTGTCGTGACGCGGATCGGGAACGGTTCTATCTCCGCTGCCCATATAGGGTGAATTCCGCTGAGCAAGCCGCCGAGTGGAAATCCGCCGCTGCCGTCGAACAAACTGCCAAGCGTCAGTTCATGCATCGGTAACCCCCGCGCAAGACGCTTCCACACCGTCACGAACCAGAGTGACGTCCTTCGACGAACCAGCTTGCTCGATATACCGTTTCACAATGACGTCGCAGTACTTCTCATCCAGCTCGATCATGCGGCAGACGCGATCGGTCTGTTCGCATGCGATCAGGGTACTGCCGCTGCCGCCGAACGGGTCCAGCACGACACAGTTCGCCATGCTGGAGTTCAGAATCGGGTACGCCAGCAGCTCCACAGGCTTCATGGTCGGATGGTCGGCATTCTGCTTAGGTTTGTCGAACTCCCATATGGTCGTTTGTTTACGATCGGCGTACCATTCGTGCTTACCCTTTTTCTTCCACCCAAACAACACCGGTTCATGCCGCCATTGGTATGGACTCCGTCCGAGCACCAGAGACTGTTTCTTCCAGATGCAGGTACCAGAGAGATAGAATCCCGCTTCCGAGAACGCTCTTCTGAAGTTCAAGCCCTCGGTATCCGCATGGAACACATAGATCGACGCATCGCTCGCCATGCAAGTTTCCATGTTTTGGAATGAAGAGAGCAGGAACTCATAGAACGCGGAGTCGGTCATGTTGTCGTTTTTGATCTTCCCGGCGCTGCCTTCATAGTTGACATTGTAAGGGGGATCGGTCACGACGAGATTCGCCTGACCGTTATCCATGAGCAGTTCGAATACATCTCGCTTCGTACTGTCGCCGCAGGCCAGACGGTGCTTGCCGAGTAACCAGAGATCGCCCGTTTTCGTAATTGCAGGCTCTTTGAGCGCGGCATCCACATCAAAATCATCATCCTGAACGCCGGCACGTTGAGCATCCTTGAACAACGCGTCGATCTCCGGCGCGTCGAAGCCGGTCAGCGATACATCAAAGTCCACAAGTTGCAGATCGGAGATCAGTAGAGAGAGCTTTTCTTTATCCCATTCGCCGCTGATTTTATTGAGCGCGATGTTCAGTGCTTTTTCCTTTTCTTCGCTCATTTCAACGACAACGCATTCCACCTCGGTTACGCCAGTATCGATCAACACCTTAAGGCGCTGGTGACCTCCGACAACATGCCCGGTGGTCTTGTTCCAAATCACCGGCTCCACATACCCGAACTCCGAAAGCGAACGCTTCAGCTTTTCATATTCCGGGTCGCCGGGCTTCAGGTCTTTGCGCGGATTGTAATCTGCCGGGACAAGCTTATCGACCGGCAACGATTGAATGACCATGCTGGATTCCTTTCGACACGATTTTTCGTAAGCCGACCTGTGCCGCGGTAAGATTTCCCGCCAGAGCTTGCCCACGCAGCGTTTTTCGTTGTTGGCTCGTCAGACGGTGGTATTTTAAAGCGCGAACGAACGCTTGTACCTCGTCCATAGTTACTTCCCTCTGCGCGCGGTCAATAGGCGTTCCATAACGTCGTCCTGCGGATTTGCGCCCGTGTAGTCGGTGGCACAGTTCTCCTTTACGATCTGGAAGATCTCATACCAGAGCCGATTTGTCTGCGCCATATAGTTCTGGCTCATCGCCACATACGGAGACTGGATTGCGCTTCCCGTCGTCGGATGCTTCGCCAAGAAGCCGTACTCCGTGACCGCTTCCTCGCACTGAATCCATCGCGCGGCGCTCATGGCGTACCGCTCCAATAGCAGCGGTGAAACGATCCTAGCTGCGCCGCGCTGGTCAAGCCAGTCCCATGTAATCGTGTAAATCTCCGCCGCTTCGAGGTTGCGTCCATCCTTCTGCCGCGCGGAAAGCAGTTCTCTCGGCAGCGGCATATCGTTGCCCTGAAGATTGACGGTATTGGGAAACTCCACAACGGTCAGTTTCCGCTTACCGGGGTTTCCGTCGAGCATCTTATCCGCGAGCGGCTTTTTCTTCTGTCCCGCGCCTAATCTCGACCCGCCGTGACCGTTTGACATGTTGCGCTTCCTCCCCCCAAAAAATAGAGGGCTATTCACCCTCTTGAAACCGCGAAAGTTTGTACGTGACCCGACCGCGTTGTCCAATAGTTTTTCACACAGAGATATGTCCTTGCCCACCGGGGCATGGAAATATCTCTCAAGTTCTTATCTGGTTGTATAATTCTTCAAGCGCTTCAGACCATCTTCCGCAGTCAGTTTTGTTCTTTTGCTCCCACTCGATTTGAAATCCCTGCGAACCGGTCATCTTGATCGAATTACATAATCGATGAGCCAACTGACAATTCGCCAGCTCATGTGTCCCCCCTTGTGAAAGAGGAATGATATGATCTATCGTTGCGGACCATAACTTTTCGGGAGACTTGTCGTAAGGAACAGGTAACCCGCATATGCAACACACCCCAAGATCACGGTGATATATGCGTTTGAAAGACACTGGTTCTCGGTACGCTAACCTCATTTGCTCGCTTCTCTGGATCTTGTACGCTCGATCATGATACTTGTGTTCGCACTCTTCTGAGCAATACTCATAACGTGTTTTGCCGCATTCTGTTGTAACGTTGCATCCACATTCCTTGCAAATAAAAGTCCGTGGGATATATGCTTCAGCCCACTGTTCTCTTTTCATGCGCAAATTTGCGTAATGGCAACATTCTGAGCTGCAGTAGATATGATTTGGAAATGATGTAGAAAATTCTTTGCCACAAAAAGCGCAATTCCTGTGATACTTTAGTTTGACTACGGGGAGCTGGGTTCTATGCCGCTCTTCAGTTTCTTGCCGTTTCGCTTTGTTTTGACACTCTTTGCAGCAGAACTTCATTCTATACGCGTTTGGCCGCCAGAAAGGCTGTCCGCAGAGTTGGCAGGTATTATATCGGCGATTATGATTCGAAGCGCATTCCGGCGAACAAAATTGTTGCGACACACTTATTGTTTCAAATTGATTCCCGCAGGTTACGCATAATTTTAAATGCTTGGTCCTGAAATGCTTTTCCGTTATCTTCGCCAAACTACTACAGACCATCGAACAAAAGCGTCTGTCTTTTTGCAGCGCAAGGAAGAATTCCCCGCAAGTTTCGCATACATGAGCAAAACCGCTTTTCTCAAGTCGAGATTGTAGCGCGCAGGACTCCGAGCAATAAAGAGGCGGTCGTCCCGAAGAGCGATATTCGAAAAATTCTCCGCACGTCTGGCATACATGCCGCTTCACAGTAGCTACAATTTCTCTATTGCCAGCATTCATATTGCCTCCAAACGAAGATCAGTACCGTAGCGGTACTGATCCATGTGATTATCGCGATTTTCTATTTTCCGTTTCGATCGTTATCGAGCTGTGACAGCTTTTACAAAGCGCCATGAGGTTGCCCTCGTCGTTCGTGCCACCGTTTGCCAGCGGCAGAATGTGATGCACTTCCTCAGCCGGGGTCAGTCTGCCTCCGCTCTTGCACTGCTCGCACAAAGGATGTAGTAATAGAAACCGCGCACGGAGTTTCTTCCATGCGCGGCCGTAACGTTTATTTGTGTCTGAGTTGCGAAGGTAATGATTGTACTGGCGTTCGGCGATCTGCTTATGCTCATCACAGAACCGCCCATCGGTCAGTCTCCCACAGCCAGGGTAGGAGCACGGACGCCTCGGTTTCATCGGCATCGTCAGCACTCCTAACCAAACAAGCAAGGACTCCCGCGCATTGCGGAAGCCCCTCTTTCTTTTCATCCATTTTGTATAAGATCACTTTCCTAAGTGACATTCAATGTCATTTAGTGACAACTTTTCAGAGAATAATCCTGTGCTAAGCAGCACTTTCATTTTCGGTCTGCACCCTGCGCACACATATTGGTTCTTGGGGATATAAATGATCTGTTGTACTTCCATGCCACAAAATCGGCACCGCGGGAAATATAGCATACCCTTGGTGGTTTTTGCGATGCGCACACCATCGCGCAAAGCTTCCTGATAGCTCATCGTTCCACCGCCCACGGTACACATATACTTTCCAGCGCAAGGTCATGCATTCGTAACAAGTGCCGCTGCGTGTACCCCAGCTCAACTGCGATTTCTTCCCAGCGGTTAAAACACAGATACCGCAGTTCCAGTATGGTCTGGTATTCTGTGTTCTCCACTCGCTTTATTCGCCGCATGATCTCCGCCTTTAGATCGACAAGCGCGTCGATGTCGTCGTTGATCTCGCCCTCTAGATCGACCATTTTGGCAATGATCTCCTCCATGGAGTGCGGATTCGGCGATGCCGCCTTTGGCGCGCCGGACAGCGTTCCCGTTGCTTTACCGAGCAGGTCACGCAATGACATGACCTGCGCCAGTTTACTGTTAATCCGCTGGTCGATCCGGTATGCCTGCGACAAGTATTCCTTTGCGTTCATTCTATTCCTCCATATCCCCACAGGATCGCATCCACGTCCTCCACCGATCGAACCACGAATGCGCGGCCTCCCGCAGCTTGGATTCGTTCGATTGTGTGTTCCTGTAGATTTGTCAATTGTCCCGTCGTAGTCTTCACCTCAAAGGCGAAGAACCGCCCACACAGGCAGCAAACGATGTCCGGCAGTCCCGCCGTTCCATACATGCCGCCGTGTTCCTTCCAAGCGAAGCACATCGGCTCCACCTTCAGTCGCCACATTATTGCAGCGACGATATCTTTTTCCAACATGTGCTTCCTTCCTGTTACCTGTTACGTGTTACTTCTTCCTATCTAGGGCTAGAACTATACACGCGCATACGCGCGCGTACGTGCGCACGCGAGAGAAATAAAACATGTTTTCCGTGTAGCTATAGAAATGAAGGTAACTAAGTAACAAGTAACATAAAACTTAATCCCAGGGACTGATTGGTTCGGGTGTTGTGGGATCAAAACTAGCGATGTCGCACCGTTTCAGAATTTCTTCATAATCCAGCACATACGCCCGTTTTAGCATTCCGCTGATTCTCACCGGCTTGTACGCGATGAACAAATCAGATTGTCTCAGCTGTTTCAGAAATTGCGCGTAGTCCAGACACTCGCCATTAATGGCGTGATCACGACGGTATTGCGTGTATCGGTCATAGCAGAGCTTGAAGTAGATCGCCACATGGTCCAAATTCTCCATGATTGTCCACTCGCTTGCATAAAGTCCCATGCGCGCCATGCCCTCAAGCGTCAGCTCAATGATTCCCTTATTGGCGGTTCCACCATCGAGAAGATATTCCTTCGCGCCGTACACCAAGTACTCCATACATCGCTTCATGGGGATATTGAATACCTGCTCCCACTCTAGACCATGTGCTTGGCACAATGCGTCCAGTAGTTGCAGCCCCGCGACACAGCACGCGATGTTGTTCCGCACCCGTGATGGCAACTCCGAATCGATCTCATCCATCGTAGTGCGGTACCATGTTTCCACGCTCTCGACGGATATGTTCAATGCAACACTCAAAATTGCCCGTCCGAACCCTGAGAGCATGTCCGACATTCCGCTCAGGCGAGCAAACGCTTTTCGATGTTTCTCCGGCTTGAGGTCTTTCTTCGAAAAAAGCAACTCTATACTGCGCTCCCGGATCGACGCCTCCGCGGGCGATTCCTCGCCAGCGACCACGAGCGGCGCGCAAAGCGCGTATTTCGTCATGGTCTGATCCGCGCGGCCACGCTCGCCGTCCGTGCCGTCGTAGGCGTTTCGCATGTGGTTGAGGACAACACTGAGAGTCATACGGTCGATTTTAGAGGGTTTAAATTCATCCAGCGTTTGCGGAATCAGGTTGGAAGCGACGGCTTCTTTCATGAGCGTAAACTTTGTCACCTGCGACGCTGCGGCAATGCGCGTTTTGGAAAAGATTGGCAGGATGATCCGCTCGAGCGTGTTGCTCTTGCCGCTGCCTGCTTCACCGATCAGGAACAGGTGTGGATACTTGGTCTTTCGGCTCTTGAGATGCTCTTTCAGAAAGCATCCGGCACACCACGACAGCACCGCGATCGTCTTGGCCGGTTCGTTGTAACCAAGCAGCAACGCACCGAGTTCCACGATCTGATCCGCCGAGATCATAGGCACATCCAATATGCTCGGCCCCGCCTGGCGGTATTGTTCAAACTGCTGCAACCCCTCGACCGATTTCCCTTCACCGTTTATTGCTCGATCGCCGCTAACAAAGACCCATCGCTTGTCGTACAAGTACAAGCCGGATGTTTTCACACCTTTCTTGCGCGTCCAGTCCAATTCGTACAGAAACGCCTTCAGTAATTCCAAATCGCCCTCGGAGCCTGTGTAGCTCAACGCGATCGTCCGCTTATTTAGCGCAGTTTTGAACCGCTGCAGGTTCGTAAAATCGGTTGTCAGGAACGAATGCCGAAACGTTTCTCCGCGCACCGTGACCAGATCGGCGGTGAGCTGTGTTTCTTCTTCGGATTCGATCATCTCGACAGGCTTTACCACAAAGTTCGTCAGCGGCGTCACTGCGTCACCCTTGGCGCGATAATACCGACCTTCGAATTCAAAAATCGGAGCGGCGGAAGCGGGGCTATAGGAATCCTCGACGAGATCCATCGCTTTTTTGATCGTTTCCTCGCCGTAGGTCGCGCCGTTGGCATGGTGCCGTTCATCCCATTTCTCCCGATAGAGCTTGCTCTGGCGAAATAGACGATCCATTTGATCGCGGTGCTTCCCCGTCCAGAAGGCCAATTTGCAGCACATCGCCATGTCCGCTTCGGACTGGCTGGCATATAGATCCTGCCACTGTCCTGACCAGAGTTTGGCGAATAGCTCCTCTTTATCCACCGCGAGCGCGCGCTCCAGTACCGCATCATCGGATAACGGTGCGGCAGACGCTCGCTGCTTTTTCTGTTTCCGCTCTTTCGGCGCTTTCCGCTCCATTGTTGGCTTGTCCTGCTTTGGCGTTTTGACGTAAACCGCGTGAATCCAAGCAAGAACGCCGTCATCCTTTTGCACATCCAATTGCGCATCGGTCAGCCGGTTGCCGGTCATGGTAAAATAACGCCCAAACGCGTACATCTCAACACCCGTTGCGCTGTTCTTATTCCCGCCTTCGGGGATTTTGCCACGAAAGAACAGATGTAAGCCTTCGCCCGATGGACTGATCTCTGTGTACGTCGCTGCTTTGGAAACGATCGCAGCGGCGGTCTTGTTCAAAGTGCCCGTTTCTTTATCACGACAATGGTCGATATCCACGCCGACAAAATCGTCATCGTTCGTAAACACGAATCCAAGGCCGGTGTATCCATACCGCTCGCGCGCCGCCTGCGCTTCCGCCAGCGTCCCCCATGTGCTCGGATCGATGGATGACGCGCGGCGGTTAGCATGCGGTGAGTAGGGCGTTTTGTTCGGTCGGTCACCCTTCATGCTCGGCTCCAACCGCCAACAGATCCACTGCCGCCGATCGGCAAGTTCTCGCGGGAATACTTCATGCTCTTCCACGCTTGATCACCTCCTTGCAGGTATCGGAGAAATATCGCACCAAGATACCGTGCGACTCCGCGAACGCGATCTCGCGCCGCATGCCGTTGCTGATACGGTCTCCGAACGCCCAGAGTTCCGCGCAGTTATCCAACAACGCAAATCCCATACGGATTCCAGCATCGCGTTCCTTCGGATCACGATCGTCGAGAAATCTCGGGTACATGAGATGCGGCGTGACCGGCATACACCCGCAAAGGAAGACGAAGCGCGAATACATACGCGCGTTATGAACGTTCTGATTGATGCACCCCGCGTAGGGCGAGCAGACGAACACGCGGGTGCGTGGCGGTTCATCGTCTCTGAGAAGGAACGTTAGCCTACGTTTCGCCGCCTCCCGCTCAGGCAGCGTTGCATGGATGGAAAGAATCGGTCGTTTTGTTTTGGGTGCCATATCGCTCTCCTTTGAACATAATGCGGGGAGCGGTTGCCCGCTCCCCAATGTCGTTGTTATTGTTGCTGTTCCACGATCTCGCCCGTCACAGGATCGAAGGGAGTCGTCGGCACTTCAACGAACTCGTCCAGATCGACGGAGTACCCGCCTACATGCTTGGCGTACTCCCTGACCTGCCCGGCAAGATTCGACACCGCCGCCAGTTCGGCTTCGGTCAGCGCGCGTTCGGCGTTGAACTGTGCTTGCGAATACGAGATGCCACCCGTGTTCACCGCTTTCTTGAGTGAGAAGCGCGTAACCACAGCGAGAGATTTCTTGCCGCGGCTTAAGAGCCGTTGGATATAGCGCGTGAACTCCTTGAGCGAGCCTGTTGGTAACGAGAGCAGAACCGGGAAAACCTCGCCCTCGCGCAGGATGTAGATGCGGCGGCGATTCTTACATGCCTTACCGCCGCCCTCGCCCGAGCCGAACTGGTTGTAGCGGCACTTCGCACACGCACCACCCGGGTCGCCCTCGCCCGTCACGCCGTCAAAGCTGCCGCAATCTGGCGGTTCGTTGCCGCCCGCGTATTTGTCCCTGTAATACGCGAACAGCGGATGGTGATACAAAATTACGCCGGTGAATTCCTTCACCGTCTCCGGCTCGCCGCAATCGACGGCGGGCAACTCAAACACCGTGCTTCCCGCCGATGGGATTTTGATCCGTTCAAACGAGAGGCTCAGCCCCTCGAGTTCCTGTGACATCGCGTCGCTCAGGTTGAAGTTTGCGAGTTCCTCGAAAGCGTTGCCGTTGGATATGATTCCTGTTTCCTGTGTCATATTGTCTTTTTCCTTTCTCTTTATCGGGCGGCTTTGCGCACACCCACGGTTGTTTTTTCGAACACGGTAACGAGACCTGTCAGCCATTCGGGCAATGCATCCCTATTCTCGGTGGTCTGTTCCTTCACGAACGCCGAGAGCGAATTTGCGTTGACGGTCTCATAAACAAGATCGCCATAACCCGCTGCACGCAGCGCTTCGAACAACTCATCCTTACGTCCGGCGGTCGCCGACGCGCGTGTCGTGTTGGTTAGGCAGAACATCGTGCCGTTGCGGGTAAAGTTCTGCGTTTCGGCGTCTATCATGCGCTTCGCAAGGTCGGCGTCGACGCGGTCAATATCGAAACCGACCGCCTTCAGATCGTCCTCCAGCCGCTTTTTCGTGTCTTTCAGTTCACGCAGCTCGTCGGCCAGCGCGAACAAGTCATTGGATTCCATGGGTTCTCCTTTCAAAATTCGCCGAACGGGTTCTTACCTGCGCGGCAATCGTCGATCAGGGACTTCGCAAGATCCGCCTTATCGCGCAGCGCTTTGAGCACCTTTGCGTCCACGGTACCGTCCGCGACAAGGTAGATGTAGGTGCAGGGGTTTCCCTGCCCGACGCGGTGGATGCGCGCTTTCGTCTGCTCGAAGTTCGACATACTGTAGTCCAACGAGTAAAACACCATTTTGTCGGCGGCAGTGAGCGTAATGCCCAGTCCCGCCGTCGCTATCTGGCCCACGAACACGGTCACATCGGAATCGGTTTGAAACCGCCGCACCTGTTCGTCACGGTTCTTCACTGCGCCGGTGATCAGCGAATATCCGATTGCTTTCCGTTCCATCATTGCAGTGATGGCATCGATCTCCGGCAGAAAACGCGCGATGGTCACGAGTTTTCCACCTTCCTGCGCCGCGCTATCGATGATGTCCGAAAGCGCGTCCAGCTTCGCGGAGCTGACACGCTCCACGCGGTCGGTTTCATCCCCGCGCAAGAACCCGCCCGTCAACTGCGAGAGCCGCAGCAAGCGGGTCAGCACGTTCGCGGCGGTGATTTCTCCGCCGTTGATCTTGGCATAACTGTCGCGAACTAGCTGCTGATACAGCCGTTTCGCCTGCGGTTCCAATTCGACCATCCGTATTATCTCCATCGTTTCCGGCAGGTCGAGGCACTCAGCCTTTGTCGCGCGAAACGCGATGCTGTGAATGCGGCGCGTGAGCTCGTCCGCCATATTCGCTTTCATGACTGGCGTATGATTGCCATACCCCGTCATATCAAAGTATCGGTTGCGAAAGGCATAAAAGCTGTTGCCGAACACCGACGGATTCAGGAACTTGTACGGGCTGAACACGTCGATCGCTTTGTTCGTGATGATCGTTCCCGTCAGCAGCATCCGATACCGCGCTTTCGCGCCGAGACGGTGCATACACTTGCTCGCGGCGATGTTGTGCGTTTTTATCTTGTGCCCTTCGTCGCAGACGATCAGGTCTGCGTCCCATGAGGTAAGCTCTTTTTCCAGCCGCCACGCGGATTCATAGTTGATAACCGCAACCTGCAAGCCCGATGTCGGCATTTGTCGCAGTTTCTCGATTTTTTTAGATTCGCTGCCGTTTAGAACGATCAGCGAATACTCAAAATTCGCGAATTTACGAAACTCCTCCTGCCAAACGCCGAGAATGGACAGCGGCGCGACGATAAGCATCCGCTCGATCTTTTGATCGAGGAACAGTCGCCCGGCGACCGCGATCGTGGTTAAACTTTTGCCTGTTCCCATTTCCATGAGCAGTGCTACGCCACGGCTGGAAGGCGGATCATGCCCCGCCAACCCAAACATCTGGCAGGTAAACGAAAAAGCGCGTCGTTGATGATCGTACGGGCGCGCTCTGATGGGCATATGTAGTTGCTTGTTTTCCATGATCCCTTTCGGAAGGGGTAACGGGTGAAATTTTTCTCCTATTTGACACTTCTATCCCGGAGAATGGGCGGTGGTCATGATCGGCTTTCTTAGCCGCGCAGCTCTTCGCTCCCCGCATCCCGCCGGGCCGCACTCTGGGACGTTATCCTCGACTGTACAGGCTACTCATGACCATCGGATATGTAGTTTTCAAGGTTCAAAAACAACCCCTTCACTCTTAAGCCACGAGAAAGAGCAAAGGTCTACAGTTCATCGAGAATCTTTTTTAATAAGCAGCGAGATCGCCACGCATTTTGTTTGACGGAAGCCTCGCGAATACCATGCTTCATGGCATATTCCGCTTGAGAAAAAGGTGGCGATTTGAAATACAATGCGTAAAGTAGTTCTTGTTGTTGAGTACTGAGCATCCGAAATGCTCTGCCGAACCGCTCTTGATCCATTCGTTGGATCGCGCGTAATTCCAAATCAGATCTCGGATCAATAAATAATTCCCCCTCGAAGTCCATGGCACTCAATGACTCGTGCCTTCTCGTCTCCCGCCGATTGTTGCGATACTCATCGCTTTCCAGCTCTTTGATAGCGTTCGCGACCTCCGGTTCCACTTCCAACTCCTCCATGTGCCCATCTGCAAAGCGATATGTGATTTTGACCAGTTCCATTTGTCCGGCTCCTTTCGTTCAGAGCCTGACGATTAGCGCATTTTTGAGCGCACGAAAAAAAGGACCCGGCGTGCGGCACAAAAAAGCGCCGCTCGTCGGGCTCTATTTAGTTGTCTTGAGCTATATCCTTAACCCCTGAGGGCGGCAGCCGTAGAATCAGGTCACGAGTTCCAGAAGCCAGGGAGCGACCGGTCTGCCGATCAGCCGCGCGTTCATATAAGCCATCTCCAGCGTCAAGCAGGTATGGCCGAGATAATAGCCGTCCATGGGAGTCAGCGTCATCGCAAGGTCTGTGCGCTCAGAATCCAGCAAGCACAGCGGAAGCAAGAACTGCACCTTGCCCTGATATCCCTGCGGGACCACAATACCGGGTTCAAACGACGCCTTGCGCCGAGCCAGTTCGACGGCGGTTTCAAGCAGAAGCGATAGGTTCTTCGCGCGCTGCACTTCTAGTGGCAGCCGCGCAAAGTTGTCGGGATCACACAGAATGTGATTCACATTGACGCGAATGTCCCACACGGGGAAGTAAGTCATGCCCATGATCGGCACAAGCAATCCGGGCTTATCCGGCAATGGCTGCACATACTTCAAATCGGGCGCAGTATCGTCAAAAAACCCTCGGAATTGCCAGTCTTGCTTCGCGTCTTTACGCTTATTTCGGGTAAAACATCCAAAGATGCTCTTGTAGTTCTTTGTGTAGAGGCCTGTGTTAAAACATGCGGTTTCATTTCTGACGTAAAAAATTCTGTCCCCATATTCTGGATTGGACACATAATTGAAATTGTTGAAGTCAATGATTTGTTTCCTGAAAACGTAATTGACATATTTTTCTAGGATCGGTGTATCAGTGTTCCTCGGTGGTATTTTTGGATTTGTAAAACGCCATGATTCCGGCACTGCCATCTCAGCCAGCGCGATCAAATGGTCAAACCAGTTTGGAACGTAGGCGAATTCAAAGAGATCGGGTAAAAGTATCATTTGCAATGCTCCTTCCAATTGGGTAGTTCTTCTATGAGTTTCTGTCGCAGCATCTGGAAAGCGTTCTCGGAAAAAACCTTTTCTTGCTTACCATTTGCATTCCGCCGGACAACAATTGATAAAAACAACATGAATGGCTCGTACTCCGTTAGTACTTCATTTGCCGCGCTCTCGTCACCGAAAACGGCGGCTTCGATCGTTTCGTACATGAGACTCATATACACTCCTTATGTTTTTATGTTTATTTGAAACTTTGTTTTCCTTTCCAGCAGATATCACTTACGGCATTCCGCGCGTCAGTGAGAACCACCTTCGTATTTTTTCGAGTGCGCGACTTCGAATGTTCCGAACTGTCCTATCCGTAACCCCAAGCACTTGAGCGATACGGGCATCCTTCCACTCCAGCCAGAAGTCGAGAATCAGAACGCCAAGTTCGCGCTCCTGCAGCGTTTTCATTGCGAGGTAAAGCGGCTCATAGTCAAGTTGATACTGATTCCCGCAGTAGCTGATGTAGAGATGGTTGCTCGGATGATCGTCTTCTGAAAACCGTTCAATCTCCAGCAACGATTCCGGATCGTCTGTTAAAATCTCAAGCTTATCTCTGAATGCATTGTGCTTATTGAAGTTACGAATCGCATTGCGGAGGATGGTATGACAATAGCTGTCAAACTGCGCACATCTGGCTGCCTTTTCCCGC